CATAAAACACTTTTTATCTAACATTGCTAATAAAAATTATAGTAATGCAAATACAGCTCTGCAACAAATTATAGAAGATAAACTTAGACAAAGGATTAATTCTACGTTGCAAGAAGGAACAAAAAATAAAACCTCAAAAGATAAATAAACTATAACATGATTAAGAATATTCTCAACGAACAATTTAAGGATCTTATTTCAGAAGAAACGCTCAATGCTATCGAAGAGGCATTTGGTCAAGCAGTTCAAGAAAAGCTGCAATCTGAAAAAGATAACATTGAACAAAATCTTTACGAATCTTATGCAGCAAAATTTGAAGAATTTGTTGATAAGACAAAGGAAAAGTTTTATCTAGAAAAACAAAATGTTGAACAAAAATTAGATGAAAAGTATTCCACAAAGCTGCAAGAAATGGTAGAGAGGATTGATGAAGATCACACCACAAAGCTTAAAACTTTGCTGGAAGCTGTTGATCAAGATCACGCATTCAAACTTCAGAACATTGTCAAGAAAATTGACACTAACCACACAAAGCTGCTCAAGCGTGTTGTAGAAAAATATCAAACTCAATTACAAGATGAAGCAAAAGGTTTCCAAGACCGCTTAGTAGAAGAAGTGTCTAACTACTTAGATCTGTATCTTGATAGAAATATCCCCACAAATCAAATTACAGAAGCTGTACACAACATTAAAGCTGCAAAGCAGTTGAATCAAATCCGTCAAATTGTCGGGATTGACGAAGACTTCATTGACGAAGAAATCAAAGAAGCTTTAGTTGATGGCAAGAAAATTATTGATTCTCTGCGCAGTGAACTGAATGAAACTCTCAAAGAAAATGCTGAACTCAACCAAAAAGCTCTAAAAGCTGAAGCAAATTTATTGATTGAGAGCAAGACTGCAGAAATGCCTGCGTCTAAGAAACAATTTATTACAAAGCTACTTAAAAACAAACCCCCACAATATATTGAAGAAAACTTCTCTTATGTTGTAGACATGTTTGAAAGAGACGCTTCTAATGAAATTGACGAGATTAAAGAATCCGTCAAGCAACAATTTACACGCCCTCTACAAGTTGACCGTCAGGTCATTGAAGAGAGTGTAGAAAACATTAATAATGAGATCGACCACGCTGAATCTAGTGATTCTGTAACTGGCTATCTGAACGAGATGAAAAAATTTAAGAGAAATCATTAAATAATAATATCTCACAATAAAGGAGACAAAATAAAACCATGAATAATACATTAACAATCACAAAAGATCGCGCACAGCGTCTAGTTGAAAAGTGGAGTCCTATCATTGACTTCACTTCAGACAAGATGCCTGCAATCACGAATGAAATTACTCGTATGAACACTGCTGTTCTCTTGGAAAACCAAGAGCAATGGTGCTTAAACGAGGCAAATAATCAAGCTGGTGGTAGCGGAGTTTTCGGTTCCGGAGTTAGCACAACTGCTGGCCAACGTTCTGGAGACACCTATGCTAATCAGGATGCTCGTTTGCCAAAGGTTCTGATCCCCATGATCCGTCGTACCTTCCCTGAGCTCATTACAAATGAGATCGTCGGAGTGCAGCCCATGACTGGTCCTGTTGGACTTGCTTTCGCTATGCGTTACAAGTACGAATCTGATGCTCTAGGATATTCCAGAGAAGGAGACGGAGGACAAAACGCTTTCCTTAATGGAGCTCAATCAACGTCGCAAGGCAGAGAAATTGGTTACAACTACTTGAATACTGCATTCACTGGAGCTTCTGCTGGCTGGTTATCCGGCAACGCAGAATTCCCAGGTCTAGTCGAAGATAGTGGTGTAGGCCAATTGCTTTCACAATTTGAGCTTAGTTCCAGGATTCCTCAGATCACCGTTTCATTCGAGAAAACAGCCGTCGAAGCTATGACCCGTAGGTTAGCAGCTAAATGGTCTGTTGAGCTTGAGCAAGATCTCAAGAACATGAATGGCATTGACATCGACTCTGAATTAACCAACACCATGTCCTACGAAATTCAGGCTGAAATTGACCGCGAAATGATCGCGCGTATGATTCAAGTCTGTTTGAATGCAGGATCTGCTGGTTATTCCACTTGGTCAGCAATTTCTGCTGACGGTCGTTGGTCTGGAGAACGTGCACGTGACTTCTACAATCGTTTGATTGTTGAAGCTAACCGTGTTGCTGTTCGTAATCGTCGTGGAGCTGCAAACTTCATTATTGCCACACCTCGCGTTTGTGCAATTCTTGAAACTCTGCAAAACTTCACTTGGATGCCAACTAACGGTAATGTCAACACCCAGCCTGTAGGTATTGCTAAGGTTGGTTCAATTGGTGGTCGTTTCCAGATCTATCGTGACACTCGTACAGAAGCCCAAGCAAATACATATGCAGGCACATACGGCGCTCCAGGAGGATATTCTTCTCCTCGTGCTGCTATTGATTATGCATTGCTTGGTTATAAAGGCAGCGAATATTATGACAGCGGTATCGTATACTGCCCATACATTCCTGTAATGGTACAGCGCACAATTGGTCCTAACGACTTCAGCCCACGTGTCGGATTACTTACTCGTTATGGAGTAGTAGACCACATCTTTGGCGCCAATCTGTACTACCACTTAGTAATTTGCACAGGCCTCGGTCAAACATTCGTTCCCGGATCTGCTGCAACTTATCTCTAATAAGGTAAGATACATTAACAACTAACAATGAACCGCGGTCAAAAGACCGCAGTTATTAAATTCAAAGACC